CTGTCATTGATGGATATCTCATTCTTAATGTTAGAGAATCATCCAACTTAATATCACGAGAATGCTTTGGATCCACTTCAACATTAATTTCATCTAGGTTGATACTTATTGGAACCTGAGTTGTTCCATCATCAGGGCAGGTGATTAAAACATCCACTGTTTCACCAACCGACTTACCTCTAATATTAAGGAACAAATACTCAATATCAAAAGTGGACAAGTTTTCTACTTTAATACCTTTGGTTAAAATGCAGTTTGTAATGACATTCTTAACTGCATTTGCAATCTGTTTAGAATCTTCACTTTCTAATGCAATAATCAGAATCTTTTCTTCTTTAACTAAAAATGGCCTATATCTAATTTTCTTTTTTAATGAAGGAATTTCCAACTCATAAATTGGAGTCGCAATCTTTGGTAAAGGCATAATATCCTATAAAGTTCAGTTGAAATTATTTAGACGACTCTGCGACTATTGCTATATGCAATTATATTATTATTGTCACCATTACCAAGATTGGAATTAGAACGACCATTAGATAGTCCAGCAGCATATCCAGAACCCATGTCAGGAAGTCCACGTGGTCTTGGATCATCATTTCTACCAGTTCCAAGATTCGAATTTCTCCATAGCATTTCTTGCTTTCCAGTTGCAAGTCTATCCAATTGAGTACTTGCAACTTGATTGCCAATATTAGCAACTCTGTTACCATCAATATTCTGCATTACATCCCAACTCAATACCTTACCACAGACATATCTTTCATAGTTAAATGATGCACTGATTCTCAATACATCAGATCCATTATAACTTACTGGTGTGGAGTTTAAAGCAAGTGGAAAAAGTCCAAAGAAATTATATTCAATTTCTCTATTATATTCTCTATCAAATTTAATAATCCTGGTTGTATTGCATTTATATGACTCTGGATATTGCATTCTAAAGTAATATCCTTCTCTATATGGATCCGCATTAGATCCACCAGAAATAAATTCCATCCAATGTTCTATTAATTTTAATGCTCTATAATCTCTATCGACATAAAACTCTAATCCGATTTCGGTAAAGATTCTACGATGAGCAACTCTCTCATTTAATCCTGTAAAATTATTGTTAATGTCTGCGGTTGCAAATGAACTTCCTGGTAGTGATGCAGAATGGCAAAGCAATCCAGCATCTTCGGCAATAAATCTTGGATCAACACCTCTAGTATAAAGATGTGCCAAAAGTTGTCCTGGCAGACCCCCAAATATGACTTGGAACTGTGAAGTCTGAGCAAGATTAGTAAGTAGTGGTTTGAAATCAGCTATTCTACGAGGTCTGACCACTCTAAATACCTTTTATAAGTCTTAGTATACTTATTTAGATGTCTTATAAGGGAAAATATCAACCATCATTCCCAAAAAAGTACAAAGGAGACCCCACAAACATTGTATACAGGTCTTTGTGGGAAAGAACTTTTATGAAATATTGTGATACTAATGAAAATATTTTAGAATGGTTCTCGGAAGAAATTGCAGTTCCTTACAGATCTCCGATAGACAATAAGATTCATAGATACTTTCCAGACTTCTATATCAAAGTCAAAGAAAGTAATGGATCAATTAAAAAGTATATAATTGAAATCAAACCAAAGAAACAAACATTGGAACCACAAGTCCAAAAGAGAAAGACAAAAGGATACATCTATGAGGTGTATGAGTATGCCAAGAATCAGGCAAAGTGGAAGGCAGCAGAAGAATGGTGTGCTGATAGGGGATATGAGTTTAAGGTGCTCACAGAAGATGACCTAGGTATCAAATAATGCCAAGAAAGACTCTCAAACAAAGAAAATGTCCAAATCCTACAAGTGATAAGAGTAATCGTATTCGTAATGTTTTGGACAATCTAATTGGAAATGAAGACCCTGATGATTTAATGATTGAGATATTGGATGCCATACAAGAAAGTGGAAAGATTCCTACTGTCGGCAAGTATTATGTTTTTGTTTATAATCCCAAAACACCCAATATACGATACGATCAGAATCCATTAGTCGCAGTGACTGATATATTCAACTGGGGATTTAGAGGTATCAACTTTCACTGGGGGTCTAAGGGAGTCCGACAATATACTTGGGATGAAATACCTGGTTCTTTATATGAAGTTTATGCAGAAGAACTTGCAGACCTAAGAGAGATACCTTTTGGCAAAATCCGTCTAAATAGTTAGAAAAATTAAATGGCTTTTAACGCTAGTACAGATTTCAACCTAAATGCGGCAATGTCCAGCAATGTTCCACCAAACGTTGCTTATGCTACTAATCTGACTGGCATTACAAGACCAGCACCAGCATCAAGATATAGGTATCCACAGAAAAGTATTGGTAAGGATGACGATTACTTAGAGATAAGTGTTATTGAATATGTCCCACCAGGAACTGAAACAGGAAAGAATAATCTCAAATTAAAAACTGGAACAGAAACCAACTCTAATCAAAAAGCAATATCTACAATACAACTCCCAATACCAGCAAATATTGGTGACACCAACCAGGTTAATTGGGGTGATGATACTTTAAACCCCCTTGCTGCTGTGGGTGCAGAAAAGGCAAAAGAAATGCTTGAATCTGGAAACCTTGGAGCAGGTATTGTTGATGCCTTTAATTCTGTAGGAGTAACTCTTTCAAAAGTCGCAACTCAAGGAGGTGGACAAGATTTAATTGCAAAGTATTTTCAATCAAAATTAGTAAATTCATTGGGAGCAAACACATCTCCACAAGGATTGCTATCAAGAGCACAAGGAAGTGTTTTAAATCCAAACTTAGAGTTGTTATTTGGTGGTGTTAATTTAAGATCTTTTGCTTTTGATTTTGATTTTGCTCCAAGAAACTTAGAAGAATCAAATGTTGTTAAACAAATTATAAGAATATTCAAACAATCAATGGCACCAAAAACTGGTGGAAATACTGAAGGTGCCGGACTATTCATTGAGGCTCCAAATGTCTTTCTTCTAAAATATAAAACTGGAAGTCAAGACCATCCATATCTGAATAAATTCAAACCTTGTGCTCTTACAGGTATGACTATGAATTATACAGGTTCTGGTTCTTATGCAACCTATGCAGATAAGACACCTGTTCATATGAAACTAAACCTAAGTTTCACAGAACTGAATCCAATTTACCATGAAGATTATAAGGCAATTCCATTATCACAAGGAGTAGGTTACTAAAATGTCATATTTCAGAGAACTTCCCGACATAGAATATCAATCTCCTTTTGCGGATAGTAATTCTTCACAGAATTATGTAAGAGCAAAGAATCTATTTCGTCGTGTGAAACTTCGTGATGATTTAAAGAATGTCTTTACTCTGTTCAATAAGTATCAGATTCCAGAAGGTGCAAGACCGGATATTGTTGCAGAAGCAGTTTATGGTAGAGCAGATTATGATTGGGTGGTTCTTATGACTGCCGGTATTGTGAATGTAAGAGATGAATGGCCTCTTTCTAATAGAGACCTTTACAGATATGCTGAAAACATTTATGGTGAAGACTTAAATGCTGTACATCATTATGAGACCAAAGAAGTTAAAGATTCGAATGGAAGATTAATTCTTCCTGCTGGTAAGGTTGTTGATTCTACATTCACTATTCAAAATCCAAGTGATTATAGGGCAACCTTAAATCCAGTTATAGGTATCAGTAATTACGAATACGAAACTATAAAAAACGAAGAGAAGAGATCAATATACTTACTAAGACCAGACTATCTACAGCAATACTTAAATGATATGAAGAAAATTATGTATTATGAAAAGTCTTCACAGTATGTTGATAAGAAACTCATTCGTACAGAGAACACCAGAGTCACGATGCCATAAAAAAAGGGGAGGTTTCCCTCCCCGTTCTTATCACTCAGCAAGTTTTGCAAAGTAACTGAGAGTGTCATCATCCTCTTCATCATAAGAAGAAGACTTAGAAGGAGTCAGATTACTCAGTTCGGTACGAAGATCTTCATCAAGGTCACGAACGGAACCACGA